GGGAGACAGAATATCGGGCGGAAATCGGTGTTGTGCCGGTACCCGAAACAGCTAAATTCTTGATGCTGCTCTCGGTAGCGGTTGCTGCAGATAGGACACGACCTTGGTTTGCAAGACCTGGGGCGTTAAGATGCATGGTAGCACCTTTGTAAGCATAGCGCCACTTTCTAAACCAGGTCCAACTCGGGGATTGTTGTCCAAGAGTCCCATTGGCGGTGAAAGAACTCAACGCCGCCGGGACGATAAAGGTGATGTCAAAGGTTGGTCCGGTGTAAGGTGTAAGGCCTGTACCTGCAGCGTTAATGACGTTAGTGGGAGTGTACCAATTTGGATAGCGACCCAAGGTATCTTGTTGGGCAATGGTAATGGCGTTAAGACAGTCTCGAAGATTGGCATCACTGGGGCCCGAACCGTAGAACCTGAGAGCAATGTAGTGTACCATAAAATAAGGTGTACAGAAAACAACGAAGCTCAAAGTCGCCTCAGGATCTAAAGGTTCTGGTGCTGGGCGAAGAAGGATATCATCACGGAATTCTAAGGCAACGGAATCGTTACCACTAGAATCTGGGATACCAATATAACCTGGAACTGGATCTTCCCCACACGGATTCAGAGCTTTCTTAATAAAAGAAGCACCGGCTCTCGTACGGGGGGTACGTTCCATGGCTACAACAATGTCTTCAATCTTGAGAGTTTCTTTTACGCCGCCAGGGTCAACATTTTGGTGTTCGACGATTTTCTTGAGGAGATTATTAACATACGCGTTGTTGTTGCGAGGACCGCGGCGTCCCTTATTGGGTCCACGGCGTTTCTTGGATTTGGTTGGTTTTGTTTCAGTCATAATGAAATATTTAAGGCTGTAGATTACATACCTTCAACCTTAGTACGAGTCTCAAAAACGGTAAGTTTGTCAAACGCGTAGCGCTTACGTGCGAAGTTGGTGAGAAAAGAGAGACAGAGGTCCACATTTTCAACAGGTATACGATGGTGAACCGCATTGACACGACACATTCTTTGGGCAACGCCAACGCTATTACTCGATTTGATTAAGTCACCGACTGCAACCATATAGTCTTCATATTTTGCGGCTGTGTAGTTCCTTGTGAGAACTTTGGCGGCAATCTTCGGGATGTTCAAGGCTGATCCATTGGTATTGATGATGAAGCTGGTGAACTCAGCAGTTTTGCCAACCATAAGCTTGAGTCTGAAGCCGCAATTCTTTTCCAATTGATTGAGACGAGTGTAATTCGGGCGAACAGTTTTTCCGATGACAAGCCCATCGTCTCCTTTGACAAGGAGATAATTCATTTCGGTCCTGTCAATGCATGAAAGTAAGATTGCTGCATTGAAGAGTGTGTTTCCTATCAGCGTGTCGACACGACCGGAGTCTTTCTTGTTCTCGACCCTAACTGTGCCCACTCTCGATTGAACATTCCTTATCCTCATCATAGCTAAGAAGTTATCTCTGAGCACCTCTGGGCACTTGAGTGCGGCAAGATTCGCCATGAGCAAATGATGTTCGAGGTTATTTTGGGAAGAATCGAATTCGGTCCAATCACATTCAAGATATTCATAATCTGCTTCTTGGGATATTTGATCCAAAAGATGCAACATTTCGGTGTCAGTGCGGTTCGAAGCAAAGATGAGACCGTTGTTAGCCCTCAAAGTGACACGTTCGAGGAGCCTCGTCCAGATGATCATTTTGAAATTGAGACTTTTGTCCCATGCAGCAATTCCTTGACCTGCCTTGTCAGTCGTAAGGGGATTCTTACCGACCATAACTTTCTGTTGACTCTTGGTGTTGAATTAGACGAGGGAA